GCTCGAAGTGAACGAAGCCGCGAGGCGCGTCTGTAAGGATGAAGAACGCATCTGGGTCTGTTAGGAAGTCATTGACCGCATAACCCTGCGGCAACATTCCCATAGAACGAAGTGCGTTTACATCGTTATCCGCTGTACCGACACGCAAGTTTGAAACCATCAAACGCTCTGCTACGAACTGTAGCTGACGTGGGATGATCAACTTTGTGCCGCGTAGTGCGACTTTAAGACCACGCTCATCAACGAAACCTGCGATGTTGATCAAAGCATCTTCAAGAGATGTTTCGTTCAAATCTGCCGCTGTTGATGGTTCGTTGGCAAATGTGCCACCCGATGTTAGTGGGTGAGACGCGTCACACAACGCTACACCGTCACCGCCCGCATGTGCGCCCGCAGTGAATGCGTTGTTAAGAACAGAAGCTGCCTTAACTTGCTTTGTGTGTGCCATAGAACGAGCCAACGCACGAGTGTAACGTGAACCGAGACGATCATACAGATTGTCTTCGACTGCTTCCTCTGTGATAGAGAATGCCAACGCCACTGTTTCGTGGTTGTAACGAGCGGTGTACGCTTCGTTTGCGTCGTCATAATTAATTGCCGAGCCTTCCGATTTGGTTGGCGCGGACCCGAAACCGGACAACATAACCTCTTCTTCGAATGCTCGATCAGATGATTCTGTTGTATAAATCTCAGAGTGCTGATTTTCGTATCGAGAATACTCCATACCGAAAAGTGCGTTGAGACCCGGTTCCAACTCTTTCGCTAGTTGTGCGCGAGAGATAGCCATAACTTAGTCTCCTTATACGCCAGTCGTTGAAACAGTGCCACCTGCAATTGCACCGTTTGGTGAATTGAAGTGGTTGTTCAAGCGAACCATTACGGGAATGCCAGCCGCTGTGAAGTCTGCGTTCTCAGGGTCATCTTGAATGCCCATGATACGTAGATTCAAGTTTGCGGTGACCGCGACAGTGCCAACAGCCAACTTAGCAGACGAGATACCTGTTGTGTCAGAACCGTCTTGACCATTCGCAAAGTTTGCGTTGGCGAAAACGTGACCACGTGCAGTTGCTTCATTTGTCAATGAACCGTCTGAACAGATAACGAATGTCTGTAGTGGGTTGTCATACACGAAAGCTTTGACGGGATGATCAGAATCCGCGCCAGAGCCGGGCCAGTAGTTTGAGAAAACCTTCTCACCAGTAGTGGACGAAACGTATTCACATCCCCAGAAAACACCTACTAGACCAACCGTACCACCTGCTTGTGCGCCAACTCGATCAATGAAACCAGTTGAAAGCGGAATAACAGGAGAACCTTGGTAAATCTTGTTTGTGTTTCCAGAGGCAATACGATACTCGGTCGCACCAGTGGTGTTCGCAGCCTGACCGACTACGCCTACGGGACGAAGCCCGAATGCACCATTAGTGTTTGCCATTGTAGCAATCCTCTAAATTAATCAGCGTCTCTACGTGAGCCGCCGAAAGTTACACGACTACGCCTATCGTTATGTATAGGCATTGAAGGATGTTGCTCCTTCATAAGGTCCTGATCCACAGCTTGCATCTGTTCGCGGGTTCGGCCCCCGTAATACTCGTTTCTTTCAGTCGCCGTTTCTTCAGGTATACGGCACAACATCAGACCACCTTGACCAATAACGCCTTCCCAACGACCATCATCGATTGTAGGGGCTTCGTAATCTGGATACTCGTCTTTACGAACGGGTTCCCAACCTTCACGAAGTTTGGCATTAACGTTCATTTTGTCTTCTTCGCCGCGCATTGCGACTCGAATCCAACGATGCACATACCCATCAGGTGCGGGTGGTGCCGAAAGGTGACTGGGCGGTGCCCATGGTTTTCTGCGCGTTTCTGTTTCGCGTGTCGCGCTTGAGCGCGGTTTTCTGTCAGCCATCTTATTAATCCTTCACATATTTAGCGTATTCTTCGAGAGGTACGCCCAGTTTCTTCGCAATTGCGACCTGTGAATGCGATAACTTGACCGACCTGCGCCCCTGTTTACTACTGCGAGATGCGGAGGCTGTAGCAGAAGCGACCTGACTTCCTCCACTCGGTTTTTTACTCGTCTCGAACTTGTGAGGGAACTCACTTCTCATACGAGTATCTATTTCACTATAATACTCATCGGTCATCGGGTCAAATCCTTCTTCCTCGATGAGTTGTTGGTGAATAGCAAAAGCGGCTGTAGTCATGACCCTGTCATTACCAAACCACTCATTCTTTTCCGCCCATTTTTCGGCCCGTGGGTCCGGTCTTGGGGGTTGTTGTTGCTGCGCCTGTGGCTGCGGAGCAGGTGTCGGCTCTGCTTTTTGAACCTGCACACGCTCGTTGTCGGCTTTCGCCTTTGCACTAGCATAGCGTTGTTTCTCTACAGCAAGCTTAGAAATAGCTTCCTGCGCCTGAAGCTGCCTATCAACGTCGCCAGACTCAACAGCCTGTTTGTACATCGCCTTGGCTTGCGCTTCCTGTGTCTTCAACCGATTGTTGTACTCGTTCAAAAATCCTGAGTCCAAATTCTGAACTCGGTCTTTCAACTTCTTGTTCTCTTCCATCAGTTGTTGCGACAACCGAACTGCTTCAGCCTTGTCCCGCTCTTCTTGGCGGTACTTCTCTGTCAGCTTTTTAATTCGGTTCTGGACACCTTTACTGTAGGAATCCAGTTCATCGTCGCCGTCCTGTTGGACCTGAACCCGTTCTTGCTTGGCGGGAGCTTCCGCTTCCACTTCAGTCTCGACCTCAGTTTCAACAACAATCTCTTGTTCTTCTAAGTTTTCATTTTCTTCTGCCATAACCTGTCCCTCAGACGTGTTTGATGTCATCTGGTTCTAGAAGCGTAGCAATGACCTCATCGTCATTAATGATGCGGACCTCCCCGCCATCAATCTTGAATCTGGAACCTGAATAACGACCAATGCAAACCCATTGGCCTTCTTTGCACCACGGCTCACAATCACCAAACTTATCTGGGTCTTTGTATGCCAATGGCCCTAGTTTCATCACGTATGCTACTACTGTAGCTACGGACTCACGCTCCCGAACTTCGTCGGGAATGTACAACCCACTAGATGTCTTGGATTTGCCTTGGTACGGCATAACCAAAACCCGCCAACCTGTCGGCTGCGGGAGACGTTCTAATAGGGGTTTTTCTAAGAGGGAGGGGTCTAGCACCCGCTCTTTAGCGTCAACATATGCGCTATCCAAAGGACCAGAGTCTTTTGACTCCTGTCGTTCTTTGTTCATTTTCTGCGCAACGTGGTCAGGAAGATAAAGTGTCTTCGACATCGTCTACGTATCCATTCAGCAGGGCCTTAATTTCGTCCTTTGCAAACGAGAGACCCCGTATCTCGCCTACCGACATTTTATACTGCTCCCAATCCTTTACAGAACCGTGAGAAAGAGCGTGTGAGATATCATCCTGACGCTCTTCTATCTTTTTATACAAGTGATGAGCTAAGTCAACTAGGTCCACTACAGGTTATCCTTGTATTCTTCTTGCCACAGGTCACAGGTATTTATCCCCTTACAGACAAACTTCAGTGCCGCACAGTAGCCCATGGACTCATCACCAATGCATTTTTGCATGTCTTCAGAAGAGTCATAGAAAGCACACGTAGCACAGCACTCATCCGCTCGAAACGCAGCACCATCATCACATGGTCTATAGTTATGCTCTTCCTCGGCTTCTTTTCTGAGATCGTCGTTTATCGACTCATCATCACAGCACAGAGGGCATACGGGCCCTTCATCCTCCACCGCAGGTCCTGCGTCAGGGATGATTGATATCATTATCCCAACCATCAGTAACACTTCCCGCGTTTAGAATTCACACGAACATCGCCACCACGGTAGAAACCTTCAACACCACGACCTTTTAAGATGTCTGCGCGAGTAACTTCGCCATCACCATTTAAATCAGGAAACACCTTACCGCCTTTTTTGTATTTCTGGATATCCCCAGTAAGACGGAACTCAGACATCTTGTCTTGATATTTACGACCAAAATTAGACGCCTTGTCTTCTAGCTTCTGACGGAGAGAGCGTTTGTCTGGGGGCGACATGGCTTCAGAAACCGCAGCCTCGATGCCCTCGTTCATTTCTTCCCGACGTTTGTTCTTGATTTTAGCCGGGCCTCCTCGACTGACAGGGCCCCCGCTTTTGTATCCCTTCTTATGACTTCCGCAACCTGCCATTTTGGCCTCCTATAACATTAGTTCAAAGTGGGGGGCGTCGATAAATGGACGGCGACCCTGACCCCGACGTGTGTCGATATAATCATTCATAGCAGATTCCATGTCTCCGTTCCACTGTGCAATGTTTGGAATAGTCCATGCAGCACCCCAACGAATAGGCACATCACAGGCTCTCGCACCTTCTGCCATAGCGTCTGCGATCTCATCGTACAAATTGAGTTCCCAACGTCCGCCTCCAACCCACGCCATTAAATCGACGGCAAGGCCATCAATATGCTTTGATTTCATGGTTTGGCTAGCACCTTTAGCAACCAACGCTTGCTGTTCTTTAATGGTTCTGAGCCCACAAATCACGCTGAAATCCTGCTTCGACACGCCAATAGCATAGCGGACAACCGATACCATGCGTTCGTCTACACCCTCTAGTTTCGCTAGAGATCGTTTTCCCAGTTTATATCCCACTTATCCTTCTCCTTCTTTTCTATTTCCACCCAAAGGCGGAGGATATTCACGATTGTATTGAGGCTCACTGCGCTGAACAGCATTACCCACTGCCACATTTCCATCTCTGTTCCTCCTAAACAAAAACGTTACTGCATTATACAAAGATTGACCCATTTGGCTAGGTGTGGGCAATAGCCACCCTAGAATCAGCAACATCAAAACCCATGGGGGAATGTTTTGATTTGATATCGTCAACTTCTCGACGCGGTCTGTTTCGACCTCTTTAACTACTTCTGTCTTAATTATGTCACGGCCCGCGTTATTACTTTCCTCATCTTCGTAAGTAACTACGGCTTGCTTGTTTTCTTTTCCGATTTGAGCATTACTATTAACCGTAGGCCCTCCGCCTCCACCAAACAAGCCTAGGGTACTAAGCCCACACCCCGAAAGCATGAGGCTACTTATAATCAGGAGTATCGTAAGTAGCCTCATGTACCACCTTCGGTTTTGATGCAGCCCGGTC